TCAAGCGCGAGCAATGATGGGAGTACCAGATGGAAGCGCAGGACCAGAAATCCCGCCTCAGTAACTTCGAGGTTGAGGAGAAGGCGGCGGCGGCGGAAGGACTATTAAATAGTCCTGTGTTCAAATCGGCGATCGACGATATATATTCCAGAGCACTGGGAACACTGATAAGTGGAGATGTCGGTAGCTTGACAGCGGGGCAGGCCCATGCTATGCTCAAGGCCATCACTGAACTCAAAGCTCAGTTAGAACAGTACATCGCCGACCATAAGGTAAGGCAGAAGTACAACAAAGGGGATAAATAATGGCTGACGAACCTGTCTCGGCACCCGCTGGTTCTACCGTCGTTGAGATGGATTCTATGTTCCCCAATGTCCATGGGATCGAAGTCGACGACGAAAGCCCCGCTAAGGGCGGTGGCGATGATGAACCCGATCCGGAGGTAAAGATCTATGGCAAAGATAGTAAGGCCGATCCAAGGAATCCTAGCGAAGAAGATGGACCAGATAGCGACGGCGACGATGATGACGGGGAGGCAGGAGAGGACGAGTCCGACGACGGGGATGACGACGATAGAGCAGAAGAAGGGGAAGATCAAGAGGAAGCCGCCATTCTCGCAAGGGAAGTCGAAGTCACCGTGGACGGGGAACCTGTAAAGGTATCCGTCAAGGAAGCCCTCGAGGGTTACGTTCGGACCCAGACTTTCCACCAGCGAATGAACCAGCTGGACGAGGCGAAAAAGATCGTTCGCCGCGCCGCTGCCGATGCCGTTCAGAATTATGAATACTCAATGAACGTCGCCAAGCAGATGCAAGAGCATATGAAGGTGATGATTCCGCCCGAACCCAATTGGGACGAGGAATTTGCTAAGGACCCCGCTAAGGCGCGGGAACTACAGCGTTACCACGAGAAGGCCAACGGCTTCCGCGCACAATTAAATGCACAGATGTCCGAAGCCCAACAAAAAATGGTGCAGTCGAACCAAGCCCAGCTGGCGGCTTTCGCTGAGGAAGAATCCGCCAAGTTCGAAGCTTCGAACCGCAAGAATTGGTCAGACCCCAAGAAGAAGGCAAAGGACCTCGTTTCGATGAGGAAGACTGGCCTTTCGTCCGGGTTCACCGAAGAAGAATTGTCGCAAGTGTACGACAGCAGAATGCTTCAGGTTCTCCTGAAGGCATCTAAGTACGATCGCATGATGGCCGCAAAGCCAAAGCCAGTCGTGACGAAGCCGCAAGGCAAGCCGATATCTCCGGGAGCGGGAAGCGCCAAACAGCGTACGGCTCAGAAGGGTGTATCTTCGGCAATGAAGAGGCTCAACCGCACCGGTAGCTTGAACGATGCTGCCGTTGTGTTCGATCAACTCATTGCGAGAGGTAGTTAAATATGCCCGTTACAACTGGTGCTTTCACCACTTACGGAGCGAAGGGTAATCGCGAAGACCTTTCCAACTCCATCTACAACATCGATCCATTCGACACCCCCGTGATGTCGATGTCTCGCCGCCGCAACGCGAAGAATCGGACTTTCGACTGGCAGACCGAGAATCTCCCCGTCGTTGATCCGAACAACGCGCAGCTCGAAGGCTTCGTGAACGTCAATTCGGCGTCCACCCCGACTGCTCGTCTGACCAACGTCGCGCAGATCTCGAAGCGCGACGCGACCGTTTCTGGTTCGCAGGAAGCTGCCGACGCGGCTGGCAAGGGTTCCGAGCTTGGTCACCAGATGGCCATGGCTTCCAAAATCCTCAAGTCGGACATGGAAACCATCATGTGCTCGCGTCAAGCCCGTGATGACGGCGATGCAACTACCCTTCCCCGCAAGACCGAAGCTATCGCTCATTGGCTTGGTCGCGCTAAAGACAAGCTCGGCGCTGCTGCCGGTGCTGTTATCGGTGTTACCGCTGGTCTTCCGGTTCTGGCTACCGATGCTTTCGCTGCCGTCGCGGGTGCTTCTCAGGTCGCTTTCACCGAAGTTATGGTCGGTGATGCGATGCAGAAGGCGTACACCAACGGCGCTTCGCCCGACAACCTTGTGGTCCCCCCGGCGATCAAGCGTACTGTCTCCACCTTCGACGGTCGGAATGGTTCGCAGATTCTCGTCGGCAAGACCGAAGTGGTCGCAACGGTGGACATCATCGCTACTGATTTCGGTCGCATCAAGGTCCTTCCGTCGCGTTGGGTCCCGGCTGACGTTTCGTTCATTCTGGATGCGGATTTCCTTGCTACCGCGTTCTATCGAAACTTCAAGACGGTGCCCCTTGCCAAGATGGGCGATGCCGAAACCCGCATGATCCTGTGCGAGTGGGGCGTCGAAATGCGCAACCCGCTCGGCCACATCATGTTCAACGGTGTGAAGCAGGGTGCGGTTATCACGACGCTGGTCAGCCCGAACATGGTGAAGGCGGCGACTGCTCCGCACTCCACCGATATGCTGATCGACGACCGCAAGTAATCTTCCTCAATGTTATCCTCCCCCTTAACTGGGGGAGGTTTTCCATTCACGGGAGAGAACTATGCCGAGTAAGACGCCCAAGCAGGCTCGTACAATGGCCGCTGCTGCGCATAACCCCAAGTTCGCCAAGAGCGTCGGGATTCCGCAGAAAGTTGCCAAGGAATTCAATAAGGCCGATAAGGGAACGGGCAAGATTCGGCCTAAGAAAAAATAGTGGGCATATTTCCTGCGGATAGACCAAAGCCAGCGGGTCTGCTCGACATGGTTTATAACACCGGCACCGGTTTGTACCGGGATGCTGGTCGCGCTTTGGGTTGGTTCGCTCGACAGGCCGCTAAACCAGACGCGGAAGTTCAGTCCGATTTCCGAAATTTTGCTTCCGACATGGGGACGAGCTTAGCCTCCATCCCCGAGAAAGCGCTTGGCGCTTCAGCGGAAGCTACAACTTCCGGTGTATACAACCCCGCTCCAATCGTTGATGCAGCGATGCTTCCGATGGGCGGCCCCGCTGCCAAGGCGGGTGAATTTGTGCTTGGCGCGGGTGCCAAAAAGGCAACTCCTCTTTTGGGCGTTTTGCATGGGGCTGGTTCCCCCGATAATTTTAGTCTTTTGACGCATCCTCCTCCTACCCATGATTTGGGGGTGCACACCGCTATTGCACCACCCATAACTACGGGCTACGCTCTTAAGCACGGGTCTGACCTTAATGCCTGGCCTTATGTAGTTAAGCCTGGGGAAGAGCCAAAAATAGACTTTATGAGTAAGAAAAGATTTGATGACCCTGACGCTGCAGGGCCAAGGACTAAGCCCTATCTGTTAGACGCCGATGGAACAATGAAATTCCCGATAGACGCCGGGAAATGGAATGAGCCGTGGTCTGTTATAACGCCGATAGAAGACGAAATGAGGGCGGGTAAGCCTTACCCTAGAGGATTATTGGAAGATCTACACAATATATCTGGTTCTGACGAAATATGGCAGAGTCAATTTGGCCCCATGATGCAGGATAGGGGCATAAATCACTTATTTTATCCCCACGCGGGTAGTTGGAAACCCGATTCTTTTCTAACTTTCGATCCTAATAAACTGACACCCCGATATTCCCCCGAGGGGGTGAAACTTGCTGAGGAACGTGGGGTAGTAGAACCTAAGGGCCACATTTCAAGAAAAAATTGGCAAAGAGACCCCGATATCCCTTCCTATCAAGAAAAGCCGTGGGTAATGCCTAGGGGCGTTATGTATAAGCCCCAAGAAATTGAAACTTTAACTAGGGAACCTAAAAAGAATACGTTCCAATGGTGGGGTGACGATGCTCCTCCGTCCAAGGTTAAACAACTCCATGATGAAGAAGCGGCTCTGCAAGCTAAACTTATAGCTGACAAAAAAGCGGCTGTTGACAATGTCGCTGAGGGTAAAGAGCTATATAAGCAATACACCAGTGGCAAGATAACAGAAGATCAATACCACGAGGCCCACAAAAAATTTATCAACCAACCCGGATGGACACAAAATTCTAATATGATACACCAAGCTAATAACAACAAAATTTATGACAGTTACATGGAAGGTGCGATAACAAAAAGTGAATTGTTTAAACAATATCAAGAATACAATAAACTTGACGGTCCCCCAATCGGCGCTCATTTTACTGGCGGCGGCAAAGGGAATGTGTGGATGAAAAATCCAGATCATCCAAGTTATGATGCTGGTGATCCCAGTGGTTTTAAACAATCCGCGACGTACAAAGCTAATCCTCATCTTTATGACACGCCAGCTGAAACGTTAAATAAATCCCCACCTCAAGGCGGGATGTCGCTGGCCGGGAAGTACGACAAGTTACTTAATGATTTGGATGACGGAATTATAACCAAAGCTGAGTATGACCAAGAGGTCAATAAGCTCCACGCACAAATACCCAATCAGTCATTGTCGTCCAGCGATAAAGCGATAGCTGACATGGATGAGGCGCTTAAAAAGATAGACGAGGAACTGGCCAAAAAAGGCTTGGACAAGACTCAAAAGGCTGCCAAGGGAATTTTAGATCCAGAGGATGCACTGTTTGACTCCGCAAAGGATGCTAAGCTAAAGTCCGCTAAGTATAACGTTGATTGGGCGGCAGCGTTGGATTATTTCAAGAATTTTAAGAAAAAGAAATCCGATTAATGTTCCGACTACTTGACAACGAACCTAGGGCGTGGTACCATGACTGAACGTAAATTCGTTTATCAGAACGACGGCGCTGTGAAGCGCACGATGGTGTGGGAAGACGATGAACCCGAAACGGTCCGCGTCTACACGGAACAAGACCTAACGCAGGCCCTCGAAAATAATAAGATAATGAGGGAACTCCACCCTAGACGCTCCACTAATAAGTTGGTGGCACGAGGGGTGCCCGTCGCAGTCTACGAGAAATCCGTTCTCGAAGGTTGGGACAGCAAAGACTGGGCACGTTGGCTCGACGACCCAGATAATGCGGCATTCCGAATTTGGCGCGGCAGGGTTGGTAAATAATGGGCACATTTCTCACCGACAAATGCGTCGAAATCCGTAACTGGTTGGCGATAGGCGAGGACGTTTATCCGGACCCCGTTGTTACTGGCTGGATTCGCATGGCTGAGGAATATCTTTCGACTGCTCTCCGCGTCAAGCACATGGTTCAGATTGACACCACCCTCGTGGTTACGGAGCGCGTGGCGTTGCCACTAGATTGGCAGGAAATTCGGCTGGTCCGTCGCTTGGATACGGGCGGCGTTTGTCGCTATCAGACCCCCGACACGTTTTACAACCCGGAATTTCCGGATGACCCAACGCCGCCGTTCAACACTCGAACCAGTCGTTACACCATCCTCGGCAACTACCTGATTATCAACGAGCCGAACGACAATGTAGACGTCGAACTGGCGTATTATCAGAATATCCCGCCGCTCACGAATGACGCCAACAATTGGGCGAATTGCTACCACCAGACCGTCTACACTCTCAAAATTCTGCACACCGCCGCGTTGTACGCGATCGAGGACCAGCGAGTGGAAATTTGGGACAAAGAAGTAGTCCGGATGGTCAACGGGATGAATGCGCAACACAAGATCGACATGGCGAGCGGTTCTGTGTTGATGCCAACAAGGAAGAAGTCGTTTGGCTGATGGGCGCAAATATGGCAGACTCGCTTATGGCCGATACAGCTACGATCTTTGGTCTTCGTGGAAGCCTATTCCGCCGGAGCCACCTGTCGACATTTGGGTTCCGATACCGGGGCTTCCCCCGGATGGTTGGGGGCCTACTTACCCCCCGTTTAGTTGCAGCGCCCCCGATGTTTGGGTCGGCGTCGGGATGGCGGCGACTAATTGGGGGTCTGCACTTTCTACCCCAACCGAAATATGGGTACCAGTTACTAAACCGGTGTTGAATGGCTGACGAGTATACCCCAAATCTTGGGTTAACGAAGCCTGACGTCGGCTACTCCGACGATACTTGGGGTGAGAAGCTAAACATAAATTTTGATAAGATCGACGCCGCTATTAGTGGCTCCATTACGATACCGCCCGAATACATTACCGAATCCGAATTGCCGGAATTGGTGGACGACCGCGTTGCGGCGCTGCTGCAAGCCGGGGCTAACGTAACCATTACGTACGACGACGCCGGGAACAAAATCACCATCGCTTCCTCGGGCGGTGGAAGTGGCGGCGGAGTTTCCGTAACGATGTCGGTTGACCCACCTGCTTCTCCAGTGGCGGGCAATTTGTGGTTCGAAAGCGACACCGGCCTTTTGTATATCTATTATGTTGATCCCACTCCGAATTCGTATTGGGTGGCGCTAACCACATTGTCGGGCGGCGGGGGCGCTCCACCTTCGGACACCAACCCATTGATGAACGGCGTTGCTGCCCCCGGTGTTGCAACGCTTTATGCGCGGGGCGACCATGTTCATCCAAGTGATACGTCAAAAGCATCGACAGCATCTGTAGCAGCGAAAGCTGATACTACTTATGTTGATACCCAAAATGCTCTTCGGCTATTGAAAACAGCTAATCTAAGCGATGTTGCTAATGTCGTAACATCAAGGCAGAACATCTACGCCGCACCCTTTGATGCGATGGCGTACAACGGTATGCAGATCAACGGCTCGTTCGAAGTTAGCCAGGAACTTGGGACGACGGGCGTTACTCTTACCGGGACAGGTGGTGATGTCAAGCCGTGTGATGGTTGGCATGTGGTGGCTACTGCTGCGGGCGGCATGAATGTGACAGCGGCGCAGTTAACCGGCAATGGCGGTCAGTCAGCGACCGGCTCAGACTTGCGGGTAAATCCGGTTGCCGCATTCACGGCTCCGACAAATGGCGATCAGCTATATTTACGCCAGTCGTTGGAAGGCTATCGTGTCGCGCGATTGGGGTGGGGCGCGGGCGCGGCGCAACAGTTGTCTTATGCGTTCTGGATTTTCTGTTCGGCCGCAACAGCGGTCATCGCTACGCGCATAATGAACTCCGCCGCCACCCGCGCATTTTATCTGGAGCATGCGCTGGTGGGCGGCTGGAACTACGTGACCGGAACAATTCCTGTCGGTGACACGACAGGGGTGTGGCTGAAGACCAACGGCGTCGGAATGTATTTCGACATTTTGCTGGCGGGCAAGACAGCTTCGCCTGTTGCTCCGGGTAGCTGGACTTCCACGATTGCGGTTGCCACCACGGGAATGAACAATAACGCGGTATCTATAGCAGGTCAGGTCGTCGCTCTTGCGAATTTCATTGTTCTCCCCGGCCTTGAAGCACCATCCGCCGCGCGCTCGGCGTTGATCGTACGACCTTATGATCAGGAACTGCTGACGTGCCGCCGATACTGGCAAAGCAATTTTATTGCTGTTGATGTGCTAGGAACAATTGCAAGTCAGGTAGCGACTGTATCCATAAATTACGCACCGTCGTTGCGTAGTGCGCCTAGCACACTTGTCGGAACGGCTCTGCTTTCTTCCAACTGTGCAGCCCCGGTATTTACGGCCGTCGCTGCTACGGCAAACTATGCACCGGCAACGGTGGTCGGTACGGCTGTTGGCCGGTTCTATTGGATGGGTACAGTTGTTTCTGACGCGAGGATTTAATGGCCGCACTTGACTTCCCACCTTCGCCTACCCCCGGAACAGTGTACGGCAAGTATACTTGGGACGGCGATAAGTGGGGTATCACGCCGACTGCGGCTGGTGGTGGTATTACTCAAGCTGATGCTGATCTTCGCTATGTGGATGTCGCTGGCGACACCATGACTGGCCACTTGACGTTGCCGACAACGCCAGCAGCGGCGAATGCGGTGCGCAAAGATTACGTTGATACAGCGCTCGCTGGCACCGTTTCTCAAAGTTACGTTGATACCCAAGATGCTCTTCGACTGTTGAAAACGGCTAATCTGAGCGACGTCGCTAACGTTGTAGCATCGCGGCAAAGCATTTACGCCGCGCCGTTTGATGCGATGAGCTACAACGGACTGCAGGTGAATGGTTGCGCTGATGTCAGTCAGGAACTAGGCTTCGCGGGATTTACTTTGACAAGTGCAAACAACGCAAATTGGGCCTGTGATGGGTGGAAGGTTGGCATCGTCCAAGGCGCGGGCGCGGTGTCGTTTACGGCCAGTCAGGGGTCTAGCGGTGGGCTGGTCGGAATGTCGAACGCTGTTGTCGCCACGATCAATAACAGCAATTTCAACTTGGCCACCAACGGAGACTGCATCTACATAAGACACCAGATCGAAGGCTATCGGGCAGTACGTCTTGGTTGGGGTACAGCAGTCCCAAATTCACTTTCCTATGGCATGTGGTTCCTCGCGCCGATAGCCGGGACATTCGGCATTCGCGTGTTCAATCAGGCATTTAACCGCACCTACTACATTGAGCATACGGTTCCGGTTGGGTGGTCGTGGGTTTCAGGAACTATCGCTGGCGAGACCAGCGGCACGTGGGTCACCAACAATGGCGTCGGGATATACTTCGATATCCTCGTCAGCGGCAAGGACGCTGCACCAGCAGCTCCGTCCAATGGCGTGTGGTCTACGGCTGCGATAAAAACCGCCACGACGGGCATGACCAATTTGATGGGCACATCCGGCAATCAAGCGCGGGTGACTGGGCTTATTCTGGTCCCCGGCAACGAGGTGCCGTCTGCGGCGCGTGCGATGCTGATTGCGCGGCGCTACGATCAGGAACTACCGCTGTGCCAGAGGTATCTACAAAAGATCGGGTTCGGCCCTGAGATAGCAGTGGGCGACGCCATCACTGGGGTTCAACATCCCGGCATCGCCGTTACAACCACGATCATTGGCATCATTAAACAATTTGTCGTTCCGATGCGCGCTGCTCCGACTACTACGACTTTCTATCGCGGGGTCAGTGGTGCGAGCGTCGGGAAATGGTCATACTACAACGGTGTATGGATCGACGCGGCCAGCATGTCCGTTAACACCGTCGATACCAATCAGATCGGCATAAACATGAATTTTGCGGGCGGGCTTACGGCTGGCCTTTCCTTCACCACGCAGGGTGGTGCTCTACTGGACGCGAGGCTCTGACTTTGAATCAGATTGTTGAAACAATTGTCAGGGATTTCAAACAGACGCCATTCCTGTTAGCGGTGCTGTTGATTAACACATTTGTGTTGATAGGGTTTGCACTCACTTTGACACAAGTAAGCGAAGCCGTCGAGCGCCGCGATAGAATTCTGGAACGCTGCATCAAGTGATGCGAGGGTAATATGGCTGACACAACTACACCCAAATTGGGAATGATTAAACCAGAAGTTGGCGCATCCAACAATACGTGGGGCACCAAGACCAACGGCAATTGGGACATCATCGAATCTAAGATGGTGCGACAGTCCATTCAATGGACCATCACGACGGGTGATGATAACTCAGTTAGTACGGGCGGCCCGTTTCTTATCACTAGATATGGCAATGACGGGTTACGCATTGACGATCCAATTTTCATAAGCCGTCAAACCGGCGCGGTGGCACTTCCTGGAGTTCTTTTGGCCTCAACAGGTTCGTTTGCTGCCCCATCCATATCTTTCGCGGGTGCTCCTGACATTGGATTTTATGGCGTTAATTACGCCGCGAAACAATTTGGCGTTGCTGGTCGCTTGGTTGGTGATGGTACAGTTCCCGCTGGCGCTATCATGGATTTTGCGATGCCTAATCCTCCCGCTGGTTGGCTTACGTGTGACGGTCAAGCGGTGTCGCGCGTTACTTACGCGCAGTTGTTTGCTAACATTGGCGGCACTTGGGGTGGTGGCGACGGAAGTACCACGTTCAATTTGCCTAATTTTCAGACGCGTTACAGGCGACACCGGGACAATTCACCATCATACGCGAACACTGTGGGTACGTTGCAAACTCCGTGCAATTTAAGTCATTACCACAACGTTATCTACAACAGCAGTACCGGTTACACAGATCATTCTATTGATCATTTACATAATTTAGGTGGTACGACAGGGCCGATGAACCGCAGTAACCCTCATAGCCATCCTTACACCATAGTTAATCAAGCTCAGCAGAAGCCTGCTGGAACTGGTCTCGGTGCTTATATTGACACTACAGGGTCGAATACCGGTAACACTGATATTAATCACGAACATGCTCTTCCAGCGACTACCGGTGCTTCGGATAGGGATTTGAACCATTACCACTCGTTTGGTTTCAACGTCAATACCGGAGGCGGGGCGGGCGACGGCAATGAAACTAGGCCATATTCGGCTACGGTTCTAACGTGCATCAAGACTTGAGGCAGCGATGATTCCCGTAGAATTCCCTCCGGGGGTAACAACTTTACTGTCTAGGTCTGCCAAGATATCCAATTGGCGGGACGCCAATCTTGTGCGATGGGATGACGGAACTACTCTTAAGCCGGTGGGTGGATGGGAACAGGTAGTCTTAACGGGGACATTCGCGTCTCGTATTCGATACATGCATCGCTGGATAGCCCTTAATGGCATCGTATGGACTGCTTACGTATGCGAGCAACATTGCTACGTAGAATCAGGCGGGGCGCTGACTGATATTACGCCTGCGGGTGGGATACCCGCTCCATCGGGCGACCAAGCCGGTTATGGTGAGTTGAACTACAGTACGGGCAATTACGGCGTGGATGTCCCCGGCGCGGTATCCACTTTGCAGAAATTCTCCCTAGTTTGGTCGGCGGACAATTGGGGTCAAGATCTGCTGGTGATGTGGAGTTACGAGGGTCACCTGTATAAGTGGTCCCCGACAACTCCGGGTACGAAATTAACGGCAGTAACCGGCGCTCCGGTAGCAAATCGGCAGTTTGTAATTACCCCAGAGCGTCACGTTATGCTGTTCGGGATGGCTGGCGCATTCGGTGACATTGGGTGGTGCAGTCAAGAAGATATCACTGATTGGAATTTCGCCAGCACTACCAACACGGCGGGCAGTTACACAGTGGACCCGTTATCGCCCATCGTAGCCGCGAGGTTATCTTCTGCTGGTATTCTGGTATTTTCTCCTGCGATGACGCACGTGCTGGATTATATCGGGTTGCCTTACGTGTACCGCATTCGGCCCGTGGGTAAAGTGCCTATCCCAATATCCGCCGCTTCCACAGCGTCCATCCCCGAGGGCATCATTTGGATTTCGGTCGAAGGATTTTGGCTATGGAATGGTAACACCGCTGACATTATCCCGTGTCCGCTTTGGGATTCCATTGCCGCTAGGATGGACTTCGGTAGGACCATCCGCGAAGCATCCGTGGTGAGTATTGCGAGCCGAGGCGAAATATGGTGGTTCTGGGTGGACATTAGTTTGGGCCTCCAAACCAGCCGTTATGTCGCGTTGGACTACAGGTCCAAAGTGTGGATGCCGGGGTTCCTCAGCAGGACGTGCGGCATTACGTACGGTAATGACCGTAACCCGATAATGTCGGATGGAACTAGGGTGTGGAAGCACGAGGTTGGGTTTACTTACCCCGAAGCATTGTTCATGCCATTTTTGGAGTCCCAGACTTTGAATGTGATGGGCGGCGAGAAATGGACTACCATCACTAAAATACTTCCCGACATCATGGGGGATAAGACCGCTTTGGCTTTTTCGTTGATGAAAAATAACGATCGCTCCGTGTATTCTAAACAGACCCAATCGCCGCAGCGCACGGTGAATATACACGGTTGGGTGGATTTGCGAGAGACAGCGCGGGACCTTCGGTTGCGCATAGACATGATAAAAAACATCAATTGGAGTACTCTTGGCCCAATTATTTTTGACATGAAGCCGAGGGGTGGCAAATAATGATGAAAGTTCCGAACTTCGAAGACCCTGCGGTCACTAGATTCCTCGTCGAATATCTGCGGGAATCAGAGCGCACCGACAAGGATTACATGCGAGCCACCACTGGTAACAAATCACTGCTGTTATATTCGCCCAGCCTCAAAGTGTTTGAGATTAAAGTGAGCGACACCGGGGTTATTACGGCCACCAAGGTATCCGGGACATGATTATTACCGATAGCGCGATGATGAAGAAAATGCAGCGCGCGCTGAAAGAAGCCGGTGATCTGTTCACCTTGCAGGACATTTCCGCGATGTTGAAGAAGGGCACGGCGCAAGGCCACGTCGTTGGGGATACTTGGGCTATTACTCAGGTGCACGAATTCCCCCTGAAGAAATCCGTCAACATCCTAGTGGTCGTCGGTGACATGAAAGATTCGCTAGCGCTGGAAGCCAAAATAGACACGTGGGCTAGGGGAATTGGGGCTGACGCAATTACTGCCGTTGGACGCGACGGATGGGATAAGTTCGTCGCCCCCGGTTGGAAAAAGACCGGCACAATGTACGCGAAGGAGTTGTAAGATGGGTGGCACAACCTCGACTACCAACACTTCGCAGCAGCAAAAAGTAGAGCTTCCTGCTTGGGTGGACCAAGCCTCGCAGGAAAACTACCAGATGGCGAAGGACGTGTCCGGTAGGCCACTGTCTCAGTATCAAGGCACACGTGTCGCTGATCCTTCGACCATGACCACCCAAGGATACGACCTTATTAAAAGCGGTGTTGGTGCTGCCAACCCTTTGATTGATAAAGCTACCGGAGCTTATGACACCGCCGGTTCGATGTACGGCAAAGCCAGTGGCGTGTTAGATGCCGCTAACCCACTGTTCGGTGAGGCAGCTGGCATCTATCGCGGAACTGCTGGTGATTTGGACATCAACAAGTATCTAAATCCATACACCAGCGAAGTAGAGAGTAATGCAATACGCAACGCCAACACGTCGCTCACGCAACAAATGGCGAACAATGCATCCGCTGCCGAAAAGGCTGGCGCATTCGGTGGGTCCCGATTTGGGGTGCAGCAAGGTGTCGCGCAGGCGGAAGGTTCAAAAGGCATCGGCGATTTAACCGCCGCGTTGCGCAAAGCAGGTATCGATTTCGCCACCACCACAGCATTGCAAGACCGATCGGGCAAGCAAGCTGCTGCTGCTGGATTGTTAGGCACCGCGAGCGGCATGGGGCAACAAGCCGCTGGTTACGGAAATATTGGGGCTGGTTTTGGTAATCAGGGCGCTGGTTATTTAAACAGTGCAGCTTCTAAGCTCGCAGCCAACCAACAAGATGTTACCAACTTGATGATGGGCGGGCAACAAGATTCGGCGCAGCGTCAGAAAGTTATCGACGCCGAAATGGCCAAGTTTGACGAAGCCAAAAATTACCCCGTCGAGCAGCTTAATATGCGTCTAGCTGCTTTGGGCATGTCGCCTTATGGCAAGACCACGACAGGAACCGGCACTTCCTCCACGGAAACCCCAATGGATTGGGCTACGACGGGGCTTGGCGTGCTTAAGACTATCCCGTCATTGGTTGCCATGTCGGATCGCAACACCAAGACCGACATCATCAAGTTGACCGACGGCGAAATTCCGTTGTACTCTTACCGGTACAAGGACGATCCGAAAACATACCCGAAGGTGGTGGGGCCGATGGCGCAAGACATCGAGAAGAAGTACCCCAAAGCCATCAAGAAGGTGGGCCGGTACAAGACCGTCGACATTAACAACCTTATGGAGGTGTTGTCATGACACCTGAAGAATTCGCGGCGAAAATCAGGGCGGCTCGGGGCATTACCCTAACCGGCACGCCTGTTACTCCTATGCCGGACCCAGCAACCCGTAGTTTCGCCGTCCCGCCTGTTATACCGCCCGCTGCTCCGGACGAGTCTGTCCGCACCGATGTGATACGAGCGCCGGGAGGGCCAGCTACCGATCCCACCGCGCCCCCGGTCAACCTGTACCCTCACGGCAGGCCGCCGTTGGTGCCTCCTGTGGACCCACCTCCTGCAGCAGTAACAGCCCCCAGCCCATCTGTTGCACGGGCAGCCCCTCCACCGGCCCGTGTCTTCCCGGTGGAGGGAACTGACCCAGTTCCTAATGCCCCTCCGGGTGTTTCGCTTACCTCTACCCCCGCTCAGAATCCTGCTTTGGGTTGGGCCGGAACGGTAGGCTTACCGGGAACTCCCGAGGAAGCTAAGGCATTCGATAAGGGTGGTGATTATCAGAAAATGTTGGCCGGGATGGATGACATTGCCAAAGGTATGCGCCCCAAAGCTCCGGCTGCTAATCCGTTCCCAGTTATGACCGCTGAACAACCCAACAATCCCAATCAGATGGCGGGGCAACTAATGGCGGCGTTGATGCAAAATAAGCGTGGCCTTACTCTGACAGGACGATAAGTCATGGATATCGGCGAAATCATCCGGAAGTTGGTGGGCGGCGAAGATCCGAACGCTGCGATTATGGGTGCGCAAGGCGCGGCACCTCCGGGGCCTCCGCCCGTGCAGCAAGCGGCACCCCCGCCTCCGCAGCCAACTGCGCCTCAAGGTGCGGCGACACCGGTAACCAATCCAATACCGCCCGCTGCTCAACCGAAAGCCCTGCAGTCCCCTTCTGATTTGGCTAACATGTATGTCGCGTTGATGGAGAAGAATCAAAACGCAGCGCGGCTGGATTCTGGTCTCAATCTTATCGCGGCGGGTCTGTCGAATAGTCCCACCAATCGTGCGGCGTTGATCGCTGCTTCTGGTCACGGCGGATCCGGTGGAATGTCCCTGTCGGCCAACGATATGATCAATTTCCAAAAGCAAGCTGACGCGCAGAAGCAACAACTTATTATGCAGCAAGCGATGCCTGCACTTATGAAGCAGTATAAGCTTTCGCCTGCCCAAGCCCAAACTTTGATGGCATCCGGTCAGTTGGGCGAGGTAATTAAACATTACTCCACCGAAAATCTGGGTCAGGCAGATGATGCCGAAACCGGCCAAAAGATACTATTCAATCAGCGCACCGGAGAACCAATTGCGCGGCTCGGCGGTGAGAAGCCGGAAGAGGGCGTCTACGAAGATACACCGGAGGGTCGTAAGCTGGTTAGCAAGCGAATCCCCGACAGTGGCGTAACCGAACCTCTGGGATTGAAGCCCACCAACAATAAGCAGCAATTCGATGAGTTCAACGCTGCGCTGGTCGCTCAGGGTAAGCCTCCTATTAGTCCCGAAGACTTCCTCAAGATGTTGCACCCCGGCCAATCCGTGACCGTAAACAACAAAGACAACGCCCCATTCCAGGCTCCGGAAAAGGGTTACGACTACGTGCGTAACGCGGACAACAGTGTTAAGGTTGGTCCGGACGGCAAGCCCACGTTATATAAGATTCCGGGCGGTTCTCCTGAGGAAGAAGCAGCGAATAAAGCCAAAGAGGAAGCTAAGAAGCTCACCGACGAGCAGAAGAAGGATCTCAAGACCAAAATCCACGCTAACCTCACTTCTACGGCGATCGGTTCTGCTGTCGACACGGCTTTGGGATTGGTGGATAAGCCGGGAGCCACCGGTTTCGGTTCCCGTTGGGCACGGTCACTTTCGCCTGGCGGAACACCGGCAGACAATATCGATGCCCAGTTGAGTTCTTTGAAAGCCAACGTGGCGTTGGAAACATTGAAAGGACTGCGCGAAGCTTCTAAAACCGGGGCATCCGGCCTTGGTGCAGTTACCGACTTTGAGCAGAAGATGTTGGCTAGCGTGTTTGGTCCTCTAGAGACTTATCAGAGCGGCCAGAACATCAAGCCTACTTTGGCTCGCATTAAGGCGGCAATGGAATTGCTGGCCACGGACGACTACGACAATAAAACAGACCCCGCCGCTGCAACATCTAAGTTCATGAATGATCTCCATCGCAGGACGGATGAAATCCTCGCCGCAGATGTAAGCGGAAAAGGCCCAATTAAAGTACAAGTTAGACCGAGGTAACGATATGCCAACCTATCCAGTGACTGGCTCTGATGGCAAACTGTATGACGTTGATGCTAACAGCCCCGAGGAAGCGGTGAAGGGGTGGCATGCTTGGCGTCAGCAACAGATCAGTGAGAACTACCAGAAGGAAGGCGATGCACTCCCCGAATGGGCAAAGCCATTTCGGGCCATGAAAGATGTTGGCGTAATGGCCGCTAATACCATGACGGCTGGCCTCGCTGATAAGGCGTATGAGAAGATTACCGGCGACCCCGAAGAGAGAATGAAGACCCAAGCCATCAAAGACAGCATGGGTTGGGCTGGCACGGCATTGGACGCGGGGCTATTCGCTCGGGCTATTCCATCGGCGGTGCCCAAACTCGTCAAGTGGGCTGGCGGTGGTCCAGCCGCGCGGACGGTGGTCGGGACGACGGCTGCGGCGGGTGAGGGTGCGGGGTACGGTGCGGTGGACGCGTCGACGCACGATCAGGACGTCGGGACGGGCACGATGTGGGGAGCCGGTGGGTCTGCCATTGGGCATCAAATAGGTAATGTACTGAATAAGGGGTATAAGTGGGCACGCGGCATTGATGATGTTCCGCCGGTAACCGTCAAAGTCCTGCCTAAGGGCCGCGATCCCACCAAGGCAGAAGTGGTGGAGGCCAAATTCCACCAAGCCAAAGAGCAGGCCAAACTAAGTGATGACCCATTGGCTACGCAGAAGGCCACCAGAGGTGTAGCTTCTAAGCTGGCCACGACGGTTGCTCCGGGGGCAAATCGACCCATGATGTCTCCGGGAGAGATAGCCCTGCTGAACAAAATTGCCGCAGGCGACCCTGCCACCAATGCCACCCGAAAGATCGGTAGTTATTTGGATAACAAGATTATAGGCGCTACGGCTGGCATCGGCGCAAATCAAGCTGCTGGCCCCTTGGCCGGTATTCTAACTACCGGCGCATTTTCCGGCGCGGCCAATATAATGAAGCATATTTCGGCTGGCGGGACAGAGGAAGCACTCCAAAACCTCCGCCGAACCATGACGCGGACCAAGAAATACGTACCGCCTATTACGCCTGCGGAGCAGAATAAGCTCCGGCTGATGGGGATGAAGGGATTGCTGGATTATTCGGGCGTTGAGGACTTGGGGTACGACCCATGAGGAAACGTAATTACGCCGAGGATTTAAAGCTAGAACTGCAATCGCAACGGCGCGATGCAGAGCGTACTTACGAAGACGAAATTATGGCAAAATACACGCCATATTCCACCTTCAACAACGTAAATCCTGGGTTCCAAGACAGACGCGAAGAACCATGGCCTTGGCATCCAATTCAAAGAAATGAGGAGTACAAAGGGGATTACTCGGTATCACCGTCATCGGCATCCAATATTATGCGGCCTTGGTTGAACAATCCACCAGCGCCGACGCCTATGGGCAATAGTATGGGGCTTCAAGACATCATCAAGATGTTAGAGTTACAGCGCTTAATGGGCGGCGGGGGAAATTAGCTCTTTTTGAAGTACGAGAACACCGCTTGGGCTATGTCCTCTTTAGCTTGGAGCGCTCTCGTGACACGACGATCCAAATCAGTGCCCCAAACATCGACATATAAACAACTGTTAGCCGTTTGCCCGTGTCGGTGGATTCTGTCTTCGATTTGGCTCCGGTCGTCAAGAGAGTAAGAATTCTCGGCAAACACCATCGTGGAGCATCTATCCAAAGCTCCTTCCCCTCCAAGAAGAGTGTGACCATACTTTCCCGCTCTGGTTTGTACCAAGATAACCCTGCATGCATCGTCATGATTGAACCGCGTCTTGTTGAATTGAATTTCCTCCGGGGACATACCACCCTTGATCATCGCGGGGAAGTAATCCTCCAAGCTCCGCAGCAGCAAGTGTGACGTATACCGGTGAATATACGGTACAACCACCTTGCCGTCTGTCTCTTCAATAATGTCGCGGACCAAGTTGAACCGGGGGTTGTCCTCCGGGGCGACGAGTTCCTCTATCCCGCCATCTTCTTTGATGATGAATCCGGATTGTATCTGGGCTAGCTTTATGTATTTCGTGATGAACGCATCGACAGCCACATTCTGACTTTCGTCAAGCCAAAGTACAAAATCATCTTCCATGCTCTTGTACTGTGCTGCAAGCTTAGCTGGGAGTTGGTATTGCCGCGAGGTATACATCTTCGGCGGCAGATCGGTCCAATCTTTCTTGGAGGCTCGAAATATGAATTTCTCGATCTTAGCCGCAAGTAACTCTTCATTTTGGGTGCCCACTACCTTCTTGGCTTTGAAACCGCCCATTTTGCAGAAGGTGGTCTTGAACGGGAAGTATTTTTCGCTGATCGCTCCGATGAACTTCATTTGTGCCCAAAGGTCGTGTGGGCCTTGGGTTACGGGCTTGCCGGACAAAATGCGCTTGTACGCGAAATACTGGGCCAACGCGAGCGCGGCCTTGGTCTGCTGGCTGTTATATGTCTTGATTTGCACCGATTCGTCCAGCACAATCATCGCGTCACGACCAGCTACAAATCTTCGGATGTAATTGAACGTGTCGTCCTTACGAATCGCCTCGTAGTTTATAACGAGCACCGGAGGTTTGTCGAACTGCTCCCGGAGGAACATGTCGTTGACCCAATCGTTACCGGATTCGAACAGGTGGACGCGGAAGTTCATGTTGTGCTTTTTGATTTCATCCGCCCACCCAGCTTTGAACGAATTGGGACACACCACCACCAATCGGGTTGCTTGCTTCGCCTCCACTAGAATCTGAAATTCGGTTAACGCCGTAAGTGTCTTCCCCAGCCCCATTTCCATGTAGTAAGCGAATCCGGGACGGTCATGCGCGCTTGTTAGCGCTTTCGCTTGTACTTCCAAAAGTTGGCTCATAATGCCAGCCTGCCCTGTTCTTTCGTGCCCAAACTTCGTTGTGAATATGTTGCGTTAACCTACTTTTCCAGTCCTTTCCGTATTTCTTCTTGAACCACCGTTGATCCGATTTTCTTATTTTTATTCGCATGTTCCACCCCTTGCAGCCTCAACGCGATGTAGGCCAAGAATGCGAAGTTGGCCACGTCCATCAGTTCTATCAACGTGTTTTCGTTGTTTTTATCCTCGTAGAACTGATCCTTGAATTCCTCCACTTCCCCCTGCAATAAATTTAAGATTTTGGGGATAGTGGCGATCGTCGGGGTATCCTTGTGGCTGTTCTTGTCCAGCTTTTCGATCATGCCAGCGAAGAACAAACCCAAATGGATGGTGTACTTCTCCAGCGACGGAGGGACGTCCAGTGTAATCTCGTCATTCTGCATAGATTGCTTCCTCTCTTAATACGTCGCTCACTTTGGGTCCCCTCGCCACGAGGAAATCAAAGTATTTGTTCATTGTTCCCTTGGCGGCGTTTAGGTCCTCCATTAGGCTGATCTGTTGTTCGCGATCCAGATAATCCATGTGACTGACGAACACGTAGTCCGGATCGTTGGCGTAGCAAGCCTCGTAGAATTGCTCCATGGAGAATGATGCGACGCGACGTACACGGTTGGTCACCGTCGTCCTTTCTTCCGCGACCCCCAGATTTTCCCAATTAGTCTCGTGCTGGTCCGAGTACCAACCTCCAGCAGAATACCCGTCAACGTCGCCAACACGAATAGGAAAGGTACGGATTGCCATGTAAGTACGAGATAGGTGTCTAGGAGGAATTCGCGCATCGGCTAATCCTTGCATTACGGTGCACTCGCGACTCGTAACTTTCGGATAAAACTGTGAGTTGATACCAAGGCTAAACCCCTGCGACACCTCCATGAAGTAGGCGTTGCGCTCCGGCTTAATCCGGTGGTTAAGAATAGACACATTGTGAGCAATCAGACCCAGCGAATTGCCAGCGATAGCGTTGGGATCGCGCATAATTTTACGCATCAATGCCACGCCAGTTCCGCTCCGAGTCCCCGCCACTTGAGATATCGGGCCTATTTGTTCCATCCTCCGGTCTTCATCGGTAACAATGGCGGCGTTGGGGTGCACGAAAATCTGAAGGTTGGGGAATTTCTCCGCCTCCTTCTTCAGAATGTCGCGGTCGATTATTGCCCCCGCCGACAGGTAAGCGGGTATGTGCAACCCGGCGCAACGCATGTACACGCTGAACACGGGGAGTTGCTTGAGCACGATCTTCTCGTCGCCGTAATAGAACGTGTGCCCGCTGTTGGGACCCCCGCTGTAAATTGCGCCGCTGAATTTGCCTGCGTGGCCGTGCTTGATGGCTATTTCGGCAAGGTAGGCGCTGAGCGCCCCCTTTCCTGTTGAGCCGAACTGGCCGTCGACGACGCAATGAACGCCGTTGTACTTGAAGAGTCCCATCAGCGTTTTCCATCCACAGATGAGGGTTCCGACGCCTGCACCTTACCCATTTCATCATCGTTACGAATGGGCTGCACTTTGGGCGAGGCTGGTTTCTGGTATGGCGTTGGATTGGGCGTCAACATCGACGCGAGGGCGGTGTAACCAGCCCCGTCCACGAAATTGTCCATTGAATAACCGTAGACGCCGCGCGCGATTTTGGTCATGGACATCATAACTGCGATGTCGTGGGGCTTCAATAGCACCTCTTCGCGGCTGGAGTAAGCGTGGCCGATGTACACGCTCCACAATTCGGCGATCATCTTGAATGACCGCTCGGTGTGACCGTGTTCCTTGAGGCGGGACCGAATGGCATCACCAGCGTCGAGCAAGGTGCCTTCGGCGATTTCCAGCGGGGTGTCGCGTAGCTTCGGATTCATGTTGTGTCTTTCTGTGAGAAATAGTAGAGGGATAGTTGCTTGTAGAACGGGACGTCGCTCGTCGTTACCGAAAAGCAATCCCTGCGGTCGATAGTCATTTTGGGTTTGTGGAAGTAGTACACCCCGTCCTTGAACCCAATAACGACGGGGATTGCGTGGCCACCATCTTCGGCGGCTAATTTGATGCGTTGCAGTTCTATCAACTGCCTTGGCGTCGGGCCAAACACGTTGTCGCGGATCATCTTAACCTCGGCCATAAACACTGGTAGCCGGGGGAGGATAAGGATCATGTCGTAGGTGCCCACCGAATACTGGTCTTCGATGCGGCGCGCGTAACCTCCACCTTCCTGCATCGACTTGACCATGTTTCGCTTGACATCAGCCTCTTTCATTTCTAATCCGTTCTAGCGCCTCGTCGCGGGCATCTTCGATCATCCCAATAGGGCACAGCGTAGTTGCGGTCATCGGCGTTTGCCCCATGTCGAAATTATGAGCTACGCAACGACAGGCTGTTACCGCGTAGCCCCCGCCATACATGGTTGAACTAGAGTGGAACGGATAGAACTCGAAGCGGCACTTCATTCTTTAATCCCAGACTTTTCCCACCACCATTCGGTGACTTCGAACATTCGGTTACCGTTCTCGTCCGGTTCGCTCATTGATACGATCTGCGACTTGGGGCACCAACATTCCTTTACGCTGCCCATCGTCGGGATAACTAGGTATGCTTTGGCTGTCGTCACTTCGATCTTAGCCTCGAAATAGAAAACGGGGTCTCCTGGTCGATATGGCATTTTAGCATGTCCCGTGCTGGCTGTCAAGGTATATTTCAAAAATTGCGGCGGGGCGTGAACCCCGCCGCTTTGATGTTACGCCAGACGGAGCTGACGCTTGCGGCGCATGGCAAGGCCGCCAATGCCGAAGAAGCCCGCGATCATCATAGCCCACGTCGAGGCTTCCGGCACCGCCGTTACTACCGGGATCGGGGATACGTCGAGGCGGAAGTGCTCGAAGTCAGTGATGTTGCTGCCAACGCCGACGAGGAAGATGTCAATGTCGGTAATTACCTCACCATTGACAGCGGTGAAGTCGTACCCATGCGGCTTGTGGATATCCAGTTGGAATGCCGCATCAGTCAGACTACCGAAGTTGAACGTCTCAGCGGTGCCGTCAGCCTTCACCGCATCCACCCGGATGAACACGCTGCCGCTGCCGTTCAGCGAGAAGATGTCGCGTGTGGTACCAAGCTGAACGGTGTCGGTACTGTCGAAAAGGGTGATGTCGAGATCGCGCGTGTTGACGATCTTGATGTCGTTCCCACTGGTGGCACTGGCGAACGAGCCGTTGCCTGAGAGGTCGCGGAAGCGGACGATCTCGTTATTCTGGCCATTGAGGTGACCGAGAATGAGGCTGCCGTTAACGACAGTGGTGGACGTAACGACGTTGCCGGTGCTGCCAAGTCCAGTGGTATCAAGCAAAACATCGGCCTTCGCCGCCCCCGACAATGCAATTAAAGCGGTGGTCGCAAAAAGTAGTTTTCTCATAGTATTCTCCTGATCAGGGATGGTGCGGAATGCACCGCGCAAGGTCAGTCGCTGGCCTTGGGCGGTGCATTAAGCCTCGTTATTGCCGCGAAAGCCGGGGAACACGTCGTCGTTCTCCTGCCGCGCGGGCGGCGTTTCACCCTCGCCTGCTGCGACATCACTGTTTCGCAGACGCTCACCGGGATTGTGAGGCGCTTGTAATGGCGAGGGTGAATTCTGGTCGTTGTCTTTCGCCCACTGGATAGCCAATGCTTTCCACTCTGCGAGGGAGGTTTCCAGTTGTTCGATGCGGTCGCGCTGTTCAATTATCTTCGTACATAACCCGTCTATGGCTTCTAAATCAACGTTCATTTACATCTCCATCCTCTGCCACGGATCACCTTACGCAATCCGTGGCGTTGACATATATCGCGTTCTACGTGGTGGCGACGTTTGGGTTTTTCCTCTTCGACCATCACAATAGGCGGTATCGAAGGGGACACTATTTCGGTCTTGATTGACTTCGGTTCGGTGTCCATCAATGAGGCTGACTTCAGCGCGACCACCCTTACGGAGTCGCGCCAGTTTTCGTCGAACTGCTCCCCTTCGCTGGCGCTTGCAGTCGCCACGACAGTTTGAGGCACGTCATTTCGTGCCGCGAAGGTGAGCATCAGCGCGAACAGCGCCGATCCGCCGAAAACTAAGCCACTAATTTTCAATGGCTGTTCCATAGGTTTCTTTGATGTAAATGTTAACACACGGACCAAATGGCTCCCCTGTTTCGGCCATAATTTCCTTGATTCTGTCAAGGAGCCTATCAGCTTCAGCTTGCGGCATTGATTCACTATTCTTCATATTTGTCAAGTTTGTCTCCATAGCTGGCTTGTGCCCAATCTTTGCCGGACCCCAAACCGAAAGGAATAGGGACTGCAAGCTCGAGAAGTTCTGCCACATGTTCGATACTCCGAATTAGATCACGAACGTCGTGTCCGGGATTACGTTGCCAGAGTAAACTGTCGTGGATAGTAAGTAGGATTTGAACATCGTCCGGGTAGGCATCTTCGTACTGACAGGCCCGGAGTAAACACATCTTGAGGTGTTCCCCTCCGCCGTTCTGAATGATTCTGGATACCGCACGGTATGCGAACCGTGGATCGTCCAAATAAGCTCTGCGCCCAAGTAGGGTCTTGACATAGCCGCGCCGCTTGAATACATGAACTGCCGTGTCCTGAAAGGTCTTGATGTGGGGGAAAGCGTCGGTGAGGAACGCGCGGTGCGCGTCACGCGCTCGCTCGATGGGCCACCTCATGTGCCCCGCCAGCGTCGGCGGGGACATCATGGTGAGCATCCCCATCCCCAGCCGCTTTGCGGTATCGCGGTCTAGCCCTAGGACTTCTGACGCTCTATCGTGGATGTCCATTGTTCCACTACGGTATCCGTCGACGAGAGCAGGGTCACCCGAATAGTGAGTGAAGAGTCTAGGCTCTTGTTGCTTCGCGTCCGCTTCTTCGATAACAAACCCGTCGTCAGGGACGACAAGGCGTCTAACAACTCTTCCAACGTCAATGTTCCGTTTGGGGAAAGCTTGCAGATTAGGTTCGCTACACGAGAATCTGACACCGGCAACTCCGTAGTCGTCTGACTTGGATTGGTTGAGAACGGGGTGGACTCGTCCATTGACATTGTGTGTGTCAATAAGGGGTGCGATAAAGCTATCCCGTGCCTTTTCGAGCCGTCTAACTGCAAGGATGGCTCCTCCGATTTCATTTGTTTCGAGCCACTTTTCTGTGAAGGAGAACGCCCCTCCAGCGGTACGGGAAAACTCGGTATCTGTGAAGCCATTTGAGCGATAGAGAGCCTCAACGGCTTTTGGCGACCGGACGTTGAAGCCGGGGACAAAGACTTTAGATTTTTCCGCGATGGCTTCTTCAATTTCGCCTCCTACTCTTCCTGCGTATTCGCTGTCGATTTTAAGTCCTCGGGCGTGAATTCGTGCGACGTAGGGTAGCAAGTCGCATTCCAGCTGCCAAGGTTTCCGAAGTTCGTCAGCATCAAGGATTCTCTGTTGGGCGGCCCATAGTTCCAGCGTCGATATACCGTCACCTGTGGCATAATCAACGACGAGGGGGTGGTCTCCTTCAAGTCTCCAGAACTTTCCCATTTGCTTTCGGTCTGGGAGTCCCCCGAATCGTCGGGCGAGTTCGGCATAGAGCAAGTCCCCTTTCTTTGGTGTCACCTTGCGCCGTAAGCATGATTCGTCGAGGCTGTATCCTTGGGTGATGTCGCTGATGATCGCCTCGTTGATCATCGTGTCTTCCAGCGGACCCAACAGTTCTATACCATGCCGTAGACAAATACGTAAATCGAAGCCAAGATTATGACCAACAGTCCGAAATAGAAGACGGCTGCGATCTCTAAAAGCACTAGCGAGAGCGCGCTCGAAGTCTTCTGCATTTGGGATATTGCCACCTCCTTCGTGGCGAACCGGGACATATATCGAATACTCCTCATTGGTAATGACGTAACCGCAGATCTTATCATGAACAGTCAATCCTGTTGTTTCGGTATCGAAAGCTATAGGTTTATAATGGCACCGCACCAAGTCGAGCGCGAGTTCCGGATTAATACATTGCTTCATACTATCCCCAAGCTTGTCCTGCGTTCATCCAAAATTCTGCGGCCCATTCTCGATCTTCGTCTGACCAATCTTTAGTCAACTCGTCCCACCGCTTCTTGCCTTCTTCAAACCTCTTGCGGCGCTCTTCGTGGATGTTCATACAATTCTCCAAAGAAGCAGGGGAGGCATTTTCGCCCTCCCCCGCAGTTGTCCCGTCAAGGATGACCGGGATTAGAACTTACCCGATGATGCCATCTGTTCGTCGACGGCGCGAGGATTGGCGTTGGTGACCTGTTCCTCATCTGCCTCGTCATTCGCGACCCAGCCACCCTTGCTGAACTGCTCGTACATGTCTTCGGTGATCTTCGCTTGCTCTGCAGTGGTGAATCCCGCTCCGGTGTAGGCGAAATTGAAGTAGGGTCCTTCGGCCCCCTTCTGCTGCACCGAACTGATGTCGTAGACTTGACAGAAGTGGGGCACCGGCTTGGAGTCGATCCGCGACAGCAACTGCTGCATCGGCTTGACGCTGGAGCGGGTGTTAATCACCACAGATGGCGACAACTCAGGGTAGTCGATCAAGTGCCACAACATGTTGTACGTGAGGCTCGCCGCCGGGGCCGAATTTGGGTCACCCGGAATGCTGGTGCCGAATTGGTCCAGCCTGCTTTCGGCGACGGTGTTGGCCGTCTTGTACGTAACCGGGGTGGCTGATCCTTTCGGCTTCACAGTGAACTCCGCGTTGGCCGGGTCCCAATGCACTCCGTCCATCGCGCGGGCCAGAATACCCCGATCGTCGTTGCGCGGTGACCAAAGAACGTAGGACTTGCGGATGACGATGGGAACTGCCCGAATAGTGGGTCCCAAGTTCTGCTGCGCGATGGTGTGCCAAAACTGACCGGCTTTGGCCTCATCAAAATCAGTCAACTCAGGCGAAATAGCCTGCATCAGCTTGATCCGAGGGATGATGCGATCAGAACTGTCCACGTTACCGATCTTGGTCTTGGCGTACTGTGCCAAGTGCGCGGGGATACCGCTGTTAGTCGTTGTCATGTCGTTCATGTAGTTCTCCAATCCTAGTACCTGCTTCCAGGCGTTCATGTTACCGCTTGCTAACGCGGCATCTACGATGTGTGCTCGTGGTTCTACGCGTCTCACTCTACTGCTTCTAGTGCTTCGATCGCTGCTTGTACGATATCGATGCGGTTTGCGATTTCGTCGATTTTCGCCTGACGAGATTCAGATTCCTTCTCGCCTTGCTGCTCCTCCAGTTCGTCGTGTTGGGTCTGCATTTCTTCTTCGTATTGTTGCAGAGTAGTCATAGTGTCGCGTATTGACGCGTTGATCTCTTTAGCAGTAACCATTATTTCACCTTTGTGATCGAGGTATACGTCATTATGTTCGTTGTGAACGTTGGCACTGGAAGTTCCGTACCTTCTTCGTTCAGTTCCTTGGCCAGCGCACCAAGGGTCTGAGCGTTCACTGTCTCTTGGATCACGCCGCCGTGTTCGTTGGCGCGGAGCCACTCAAAACCAGCTGCCTTGTCGGGCATACTTGCCGACCAGCGAGTCCCAAGGGACACCCTGCCGACGCCTTCCACGGTGATGGTCTTGATTTGGTGCGCGCGGAGAACCTCCGGCACTTGTTCCCTTGATAGCTTTTCCTCGATTTGGGCGAGGGCCTCGCGGGATTCCTTGATTAGCGCCGTCAACTGGCGGAGCTTATCATAGTGGCGGATTATTTCGATATGGTCGCCACTTTCGACTGCGTCTGTTGTCTCGTCCCTTACATCCCCAGCGAATTGGGTGAGGAGATTGCAGGCAGTACGCAAGTTTAGCTCGGTCGATTGTTTCATCATTACCTCGTTGTGCCGGGGCGTTATTGCTCCCGTAGAGATAGCGTACCACGCCGCGCGGGCGCTGTCAATCCCCCTTTCAAATACGTGAACGCCCCACCAAGAGGGATCTCGGCAGGGCGTTCACACCTGAATGATTAAACTCAAACCCGTTAGGGGACACCTTCCGGGCGTTTAACCATTAGGCAGCGGCAGGTTCAGCTTGACTACCTGTGGAGGTCGCTTCCTGAGCCGCCTTGGCCGCACCCGTAAGGGCTGGCTTCGGCAGGTCGATGGCAACTTCACTTCCGTCGAGGCCGGTGGCCTTGCCGTTTTTGCGCACGATGGTCGCCAGCATGTTGCGTAGCGTCATTCGTGCACGTCCTTCGGCACCGTGGCGCTTTTCACCAACCTGTGCCTTGTAGTGGTCGACCTTCTCCTGCGGAACGCCATTGCTGGCGGTCAGTTCAAAGAACTTGTCGAAGCTGAAGTTACCCTCAACGACGCACTGTTCCTTGATGAACTTGGCGAGCGGATCTTCGCCGCCGTTCTTGTACCGGCCACTGTACTTGGACGGCACGATCGACTTCGTCTTTTTCACTTCCTCGGTCGCCTGCACTTCGTCAGTCATTAGTCACCTCTTGGTTAGCGGGTTGATCCCGATGACTGATCCTACCACAGCGACGGCTGGCTGTCAACCTAGCTTGAATATATCCTGGCTAGAAACTCGTCGAACTATATATTCGTCCAAGGGTGCATTACCCATAACGTAAACTCCGCTCGCAGTGGCGATTACTACCAAGTCGCGGAATTTGGTAACCCCCAGAATTGGCGCTCCATCTGGGGGAGACCAAAAGAATTCTACATCCTGAACCGGCTGTTCTGGTTGCCGCGCCATTGCTTTGCTCCTAGTAATTCGGATTCGTTGACGCCGAAGTCAGTAGGTTCGAACGAGAATCGGGATTCCAGCGGCACGCCTATTGCTAGGCTCATCATTTCGGTTAGTGTGCCTATCTTGTACTTGAACCGGTAGAATTTGGCCCCGTCTTTCGCCCACTTCTCAATGACGCCAGCGCTGACGAACTCATCGAATACGTGGCGGGGCTGGACATAGCGAATGCGGGCCGAATCGCAGATGTCAGCCACCCGCTTGTTGAATTCCACCATGGTGAACGGTGCGCTTATATCGAGATCTTCCCAAATGCGTCCTTCCTCCACGATGTGTTTTGCAACCCTGCGAGGATAGGCCATATTGGATTCAACGATCTGGCTATCTGCTCCGCTTGAGTGGGTGACGTTCTCGATATTGTGGCGACTAACTTCCATAGTGTCGAAGATGTGCATGAAGTGCTCCTTGACATCCATACGACGGATAAAGCTGTTGAACTCATCAAAGAACGGCTTGAGAGTAACTGTCCATGATCTAAATTCATTTTCTGTCATCTTCTTGTAGTCTTTGTCGTAGGTCTTCATGTAAAATAACGCACGATCCTGCGTGTTCGCTTGACCTATGTTCATGTCCCATCGGTTACTGGCAAACACAACCCGAGCAAAAATACGATAAGTCCGCGCAGACTGGAACTTCTCCGCACCACCCATCCTGTCCGACCGGATCAACTTCTTGATTTCGTCTGTCGCCGCTTCGCTGTGGAATTTGGCCTCGTCGATAAACACAATCATCTTGTTGATGAAAGGCTCGACAGAGAACGTGCCTTCCAATATCTTTGGTGACGCGGAACCCCACTGGTTCTGAAATAGCTGCTCTAGGAAAATATTTCCAAAAAAGGATTTGCCGACACCCTGCCCACCCACAAACACTGGAGAAACCTGCTGCTTTTGCCCCGGATGTTGTACAGTCCATGCTATCCATTGCTTCAACCACTCTATTTGGGTCGTGTTGTCTTGGGACAGGTAGCCGAATAGTCGATCTATCATCGAGTGACATTTCGCTATAAGAACTGGATCAATGTTCTTGGCCGGGAGAATTGGCCATCCGCGCCACGTGTTGAACATAGTTAGCGTGCCGGGGGTGTTATCCTCGTCGTCCGAAATGACGTCACCAGATCGGCTTAAGCGAAATATAGAGCCGGGGCTGAAATCAGGGAATAAGTCCCTACCGCCGACGCGGCGTCGAAGTGGGCTAGTCTCAAACAGCCTGAACACAGGCTTCATCTTGCCCGCGACTTCCATCAAGTCATTTCGGTGTCGTCGATCTAAAGCGGCCCCGTCGTGGACGAACCCGGAGGTAGTGTAGAATCTGTCTCTGTCGATGTAGTGGTCGTCGGTTTCATCGTAGATGTAACGATCTGCCATTTGGGTAAGTGGCGAGACATCGACACCTGGCATAAAAACCGTACGGAGCGCCATGATGGATTCCGTACCGATATCACCTTCCAAAGCTGGCCATCCGGGAATTTTTGCATCGGGATTGTTCTCAAGTTTCTTGATGGCGTCACGGAATACTCGCTTTCTCATGAAAGGTTCTTTATCGCCTAGCTCGCCGCACACGAAATCGAGCATGGATTCGGCTGTCTCTGGCGACCCAATCGGGCAGAACGTCCCGTTGCTTATCCCCTCGTTGTTGTTTATTCCTTGGGATTCTCGGACGAGGCGCGCAAGCCAGCCAGCGACCTTAGTAGCCAATTGTTGTCGCCCACCTTCGATCCAGTGCGGTTGGATAATGTATAAAAACGTTCCAAAAGCAATACCCGTGATGAGGGATTCGAAGCTGGCCTTACGGCTGGTGGTCGCGGCGATTTCGCCCACCGTGAGGGCAACTTTGCCTTCTTGGGTGTACCAAACCGATACATCGTGCTCTCCCGATTTAGTCTTGTGTATGTAAATACTCCCCGGCATAACTGTCTGCCTAGATTCTTTGATAGAGTTGGGTGAGTCACTTGAGAGCGGACCCATTGAACGTAATTCGCATTTGTACCGCTTCCCACCCAGCTTGAATTCATTGGGTTCAAACTCCTTCATTTGGTCGTAGTTGTTCAGGTCTGTCTCGTTGAGTTGGACCATCATGTGACTCGGAACACCGCGCGACAAACGCCCAAACGCGAACCTAGTGTCAATGCCTAGGAACTTGAACGCACTAACCATGCACCGATTGTAGGCGGGGTCTTCAGCGTCGATGTCGACGTCCAACCAACCGAATTGGAGGTTGAAGCCCAAATTCAGCACACGCATATTGGAATTATCTATCCAATCCTGCAGGTTCGTGTCTCTGAATTTTCGCTTATACCAGTCGGTTGCGAACGGATTCTTGCCTGACATCTGCAAGAAGGTCGCGCCTACTTGGATGAAATTATTGTTTATCTGGGCAGTAATAGATCGTTGTTGATTGATGAGCAGTTCGTCCGCGTTGTTGAACGCGAAGCCGCCCTTGATTTGTTCCATGCTATCCCCGTGTTCCCCCAAGGAGCCGCGACAAGGAGGCTGGCCAGCCTTTACCCTAGTCGCGGCTTGTGCACAGGGGGATTTAGTGCAGCGAGGAGTATACCACGCCGCAGCGTGGCTGTCAAGATTTTAACAACTGTTCAGGGGACCGAAGGCGTACGGCCACGGGTGCGGTCAGCAGCGCCCCGCTATGTATGTAGCGGCCACCCCCAGCGGGCGCACCGCGTACCGTACGCCGGGGCGGGCGTACGGCCCCACGCGCGGGCGGGGCACCTGAACCGGCAGCCCCGCCCCTGGAAGCTAGTGAGATCGGATATTCTCACGGTTTAGTTCCAAGTCGTGGATCAACTCATCGCGCATCGAAACCATGAACTCACCGAGCCACACTTCGATGGGTGCTTTGCTGCCGTCATCTTCTCTGCCCGACATTCGGCTGGCCATTTCCATGATCATCAAGCTGATCAAATTCACCAGCGTATTGCGAGCCAAGTCGGGGTGGACCTTACTGGATTGTGCATCGTTGATCCAATGCATGTATGGCCGAAATATGGCGTCCAGCGAATCTACGGACACCGATTCGGCACCCTGATCCTTCATGATAACCATGAGCGAATCTACGTATTGAGTTACATCTTCGTCTGTCATGCATGCTCCGTTTTCGGTTTGTATTTGTTTGCGGTGGTGGTAATCCAGTCGTAGTCCAATTGGTAGTCGTCGCCCATCCCTTCTGGCATAATCAGCTTGCCGTTGTTAGCCAAGACGCGCTTGGCGAGTAAGTTCCGTCCCGTCATTCGTAGCCGACCCTGCCAACCCTTGTTCGTGCGGTTGTACTTGGACAGATCGACTCCGTTCGCCGCGCAGATTGCCTCGAATATCTCGAGGTTCGTGCCCGCCTTGTTGACGCACACCGAATTGAGGAGGAGGGCAAGTGCGTCCCCGCAGTGGGTTGCGTGTCCCGACTCCGAATACAGGGCACGATACCGGTTTGTCACCACCGACCCTACTCTGGGCTTTGGGTGCTCTTCGTTGTAATCGGCTGCGGCGTCCCATTCGTCGTTCCACCTACCGAACTCAGGGTCTTGATCCAAATAAGGGCAGTCCCCTGCGAACCAGCCCTCTTTGTACGCTATTGCACCGTCTGCTGGTATTCCGTTGATTCTATCCATGGTTGATCTCCCTGTGGTATTTTAGCACATCACCCCCGGCCTGTCAACTATAGCTTATCACTGATGTCCATCTTGGCGTGGTTGAAACACCCTTGGCTAGTCCTCAGCGATTCATCGTTTCCGTGGAACCAGTCATCCGGCCATTCGCTGTCCAAATCCTGGTAGTACCAACCCGAAACAAGTATATTCTGAGCGGTGTTGGCTTCCATCCATTTGATTATGACGCGATGATCATAGTCGCAGAACTCATTGCGCATGGTGTGGACACCGGCCATTCGATTCGATTTCTTATTGTTCTCCTCCTTGGCTGTTATTTTGGTGGTTATTTTGGACGCAGCAGCATTAAGCATGTCTGTGTCCAAGTACTCCTTGAGAAAATTCTCCTTACCTAGGCGCAACTCTTCCTCGCGCACGTTCTTGTATCGTGGCGACTTTGGGTTGTGAATGTGGGTGATGGTTCTTCTATCCACCCCGTACAATTCGGCCAGTGCCTCGCGCGTGCAACCCATGCGGTGTAATGCAAGAATTTCGCACCGCCTAGCGAAAGTCAGTTTGGCCTCGAACTTGCTGTTCGCAGCCTTGCTCGCCTCGACGGCAGCTTCTAACGCCCGCATCGCTTGTGTCAGTTCGTCCATTTATCTCTCCAGTTTCAGTTTGTGGATGGTCCAATAAATGAAGTGATCCGAATCATCCTTGGAAGGACACTTCAATTTAAATTCAGCCGCCGCCTTCTGTGTCCGGAAGGCGGCGACAGGGTAGTCATTCTTGGTGACTACGTAAATTTCTAATAGTGTGCTTGTCAGGTTAGTCTCCTCTTATCAGCGTCGATTTGACGCTCCAGCGAAATGTCATCCCCATCTTCGTAGCCTTGGTAGTAGGAACCAAGCTTGCGGCGTTCCTCCTCAGGGGTTGCTTTCTTGGTGCGCTGCCTGCCCGCCTTGGCCTTGTAGCGTTCCCACGCCGCGTCTTGGTCGGCTTTTTCTTTGGCCTTGCGGGCGGCGGCTTCCTCGGGGTGGGCCGCGTCGTATTCGTTCTGTTCGGCCAGTGCTTCGGCGGCTGCCTTATCGGCTGCTGCTTGCCTCGCTTCCCGCTCCTTGCGCTTCTGGGCGGAAGTGCCCATCGCCCAGCCCCAAAGGTGGTCGTTATTGAGGTCTTCCTCAGTGGAGATCACGTCCGAAAGGACCAGCGCGTTCTCGGTGTAAATGCCCTGCGCCGCGTTGGTTTCCCGCGTAGCCTTCACTTTGGCTTCTTCCTCGCGCAGGCGCTGTTCGCGCAGCGTCCACATTCTGGACACCAGCCGCGACGTCACGCCTTCTCGGTAGGCGATCGCTTCCTTGATGAAGATCGACTTGCCGGGGCGGTTTTCCTTGACCCAATCGCGGGCTAAACGCTCGACTGCGTCCTGCAGGTATTGCGCCATGATGGTCGTAGAAATGACGTTCACCTTGCTGCCCAGCAGTTCGTGCTCGTACTGTTGGCCTGCCTTAAGACCTTTGATGAACCAGTACTTGCAGAAGTTCAGCTGCGCCGTCTGGTGCCATAAGTCGCGCTGCCAGCTGTAAAGCCCGCCGCGCAGGTTCTGCTTGTCGCGCGGCGCAAACGAGTTGGTCTCCTTGTTCACGTGGGCCAAATCAAGATTGTAAGCCTCGAGCAGTTCGCGTGCTTTGTTCGCCGCTGCCTCCGCTTGGTGCTCATTGTCGTTGTTCTTGGCCAGCGCCAACAGCTTTCGCACCTTTTCGATCACCGCGTCGGTCGCGGGGTCGAAGGTGACGTCGTTCACTCGCATATTCATCATGTTGCTCCTGCGGGACCATCCCGCGCACGTATTAAAGCATACTATCGACGCCCCGTCAATATGTTTTCCCAAATAAAGGTACCCCGGAGAGAAGGTGTCAACCCTTTGGTCCTCTCCGGGGCGATAGGCTACGAACGGAGCGGAACGTAGCCTACCAAACTCAACGCTTTTGCTTTCTCATTACGGTTTGCCACGCTATTAACACGCGGGCCAGTTCTTCGTTGTTCTTGATGGTAAAATTCTCCGACGGGGTTGGCTTCCGTATCGCGTCGGGGAACGTGTCATCAAAAATGGCGAACGCGCCGCAGTCGAAGCAGAACGAAATATCACCGTTATCGGGGGTCTGCTCAGCATCTTCCACCCCGGCTGACATGTCGTGTTCAGCGCCGCAATTCCAGCACCGTGTCTTGAATTTCATTGCTTGTCCTCGTATTTCAGCGCGGTGTTCTCATCACCGTTGTCATCGAAGGGTGGATTTGAGCAGAAGTAACAGATCACTTCCACTGGGATTGGAACGTGGCCCTTCAACACGCGGCCACATTGAACGCACACAGGAGTTTTGTACCTTTGCTTCATTGCTTGTTCCTCCAGATCGCCACGACTATCCAGAACAGCATCGCCGCGCCGGTAATCATCAGTTTGCGCGCGTCCCCACTTGGGAATGCCTGCACGAGAAGGTACCCCGACAAGATAAGGGGGTAGAACAGCATTATTGCGCTACGAACCATAGTGGAACTCGTGTACTTCGAGGTCTTTGTTTATGGTGAAGTGTGTGTTGTTCGTGGCGGGGTGTCGAACTTGCCAATGTTCGTCAGCGAAATCCTGGCAGGCCAAGACGCAGTACGGTCGAACTTTGTAGTTCTTCTCAAATTCCTTCACGACGTTGCGAAGGAGGATGTCCATCGTGCTCGTCAGCGGGTTGGCTTTCGGCGGTTCCATTTAGTCCTCCTCGATTGGTTCATCTGCGTCGTACCGCTCGTGAATGTCTGAGCGGTATCGCTTCATCTTCTCTGCTTCGCACTTGTCGCAAGTGTAGCACAGGAAGATGCCGTACCCGTCGTGTTGCGCGTCGGGGAATTCGCCCGATCCGCACGGGCAGCGTAGAAGGCGTGCCATTATTCCTCCACTAGGTTGGTTCTTTGGATGACGTAGTAACCAGCGTCGGTGTCGTCTTGGTCGACGAACGCGGTGGTATTGTCGTCCGACCAATCGAGGCCTTCCCACGGCGGGTCATCCTCGCTGCGGTACTCTTCGTACTCTTGCTTGGCTGTTTCATCAACAGCTTTCTTTGCCGCGTCGTGCGATTTATACGCGAAGTAGAACGGCATGTAGTCGTTCTCTTGCATGTAAGCTACTGTCCAGATTTCCATTAGTCCCACCCTCGTTCTGCCTTGTCCGCGCAGGAATCGCACTGGTAACCCAAAGCCCGATCAGCCGGGGTAAGGCGATTCTTGGCCCCGCAGTTCGGGCACGGCAGGTTACGCGGGTTGGATTTGCTCGCCGCGCGTAAGGCGGAATTTCCGCCGGGGTCAGCGAAATGGATGCGGTCTTCGTAGTCGTCGTAGTCTTCGTCGTGTCCCATGTTATGCTCCGTGTTCAGCGCACTTGTCCGCGCCATGCGCATGGTACCACGCCGCGCGTTTGCTGTCAAGTATACTTTCTTGTTTCGCCAACGGAACATAGGAAGGGGGATTGACAGCACGCTGTCGTTGTGTTACAGTACGGTTGGTCAGTCGACCAAGGCGCAACGCGCATAGCGAATGGAGAAGACAGATGGCTAAGAGAGCACGCAAGCAGACCGAGGCGGAACGCGCAGCAGTTGATTCGGAGCGCGAATTGGCGCGCGAACATTCGGGTTACGACATGCCGACAGGCGCATTCGACCTGAACGAATCGATCGGTTCGGCGCAGGGCATTTCGAGCGGCGGCGAGCGCGAAGAATCGACGCAAGAGGCGATCGTCGGGCCAAACGTCACCGTCGGTGAGTTCATCGATACGACGATAGAAGAGGCCGAGGAACGCGAACCCACCGAAGAGGATCACGAAATCGCGCGCGAAATCTACCAAGAGATGAACGCCCCGCTGGACGCCGAAGTAGAGGAAGAATCCGCCGAAGAGGAGCCGAAGGAGAGCATCTCGGTGGTGAGGGACAAGTTCAAGGTGAAGTACATCGAGAACGCGCGGGCGCTGGGTGTTCCGGGCAAGGCAGCCAAGAGATCGAATTGGGACTGGCTGTCGCAGCAGCTTGCCACGTTCTGCCTGAATGATAAGCACAGCATAGACATCGGAGCGTTTACGGACGTGCTGGATGCGAATGGGGTGGATCATTCGCGCTGGACCAACCGAAATCGGGGATGGGAAGGTCGGTTCCGCATGACGGGCCGTGTCGCGCTGCAGAAGGTAGTGGCGAACGCGGGCGAAATCAAGTGGCCGAATGGCGAGCCGACCGCTGCCCCGGCTGAATTCATCGAAAAGTACAAGACCAAGGCGTAACGGCCCAGACACAGAAAAGCCCCGGTAACCGAAGGAATCCATATCAGGAATCCCAAGGCGACCGGGGCTTTTTCGTATTATTGTTCGCGGGTTTTATTAGTGATGATGAACCCCGCCGCTTTCAACATTTCTTCCACCTCGCCCTCCTCCACGTTGTGGAAGGTCTCCGTTGTGGTCTTCCCGTCTTCTGTGATGGTCAGCGTTACGCTGCCATCCTTCCAGCTTATGTCGACTTTCTTCTTGCCCATGTTATTCTCCTTCGGGTTCGTGGTGGAACTCGTTGTAGGCGTTATGGTAGGCGAACTTCGCCGCCGCGTCGGTTGGGCTGTCGGCCCAGCATTCCAAACCGAAATGACGGTCAGTTGCGAAGACCGCCACGCCGTTTGGCATCAGGTAGCGAAAGACCATGCCTATTTCGTCTGATCTCTTCCTTAAGTCTTCCCTGTCCTCTTCGATCTGGATTTCGTTGCTGATTTCGTCCCAAGAATAGTAGTTCATCGTTTGCTCCGTTTGGTTGGTGCCCGCGCCGGTATCATAACACAGCGCGGGCTGCTTGTCAAGTGGTCTTCAATCGTCGGCCAAGTGAAGCCAATAGAGTTCGGTGCCTTCTGTGTTGTCCGCGTTCCACACCACCACGAAGTGGGGGCGCTGCGCGGGGTCTTTCACGACGTACGTAAACTTCGCGTTTATGTCTTCGTACCCGCCTCGGAACTGCTCTTTCAGCTTCGCTATGGCTTCTTCCTCCGTGGGTGCCCAAGCGATAAAGCCAATTCCGTCGCGGGGGTCGGGCGCTTCGTTGGGGATGAGATAAGCTATCATTTCACAGGTCCTTCTCTGCTTGATTTATCGCGTGGTGTGCGCTTGCGTCCGTCACGAATGCCTCGAGCGCGTGTAAGCGCCGGTTTATTAGCATCCAGAACAGTGTTTCCATATCCTCCTCGCTGGGTGATTCCACCTCGCGGTAGAACTGCTGGGCCAGTTGAAGTAGGCGAATGCGGGTCTGGTTGTTCTTGGCGTCTTGGTCGGTCATTGTTCTGCGTCCTTGCTCAGTTGTTCGTAGTAGGAAATGGGAGCGAAATCCTCGTCTTCCAGTTCCCTTTCGGTGCCGTCGTCTTCCACGCCCGCGATCCAGAAGCGCAGCGGCGGGTATTCGCCGGTCTCGCCCAAACGCTCTACTTCCGCGTTGGTCATCCCTTCGAGGGAGAAGAATCGGCCCTCCTCGCCCCATTCGAGCGGTGCGCCGCGTTGCCGCTCAGCGAAAGCCTGTCCCTGTTCAATCCAGCGAAATTCGGCTGGGGTTCCGACGGGGTCGCCGTCCTTATTCAGTTGAATGACTCTTATCATGCTTGCTCCGTGTGTTGCGCCCGTCGCGCGGGCGTGCGCGAGTGGAGCACGACGCGGCGGGGCTGTCAAGTATGCTTCGAGGCACGACGCAGCCAAGCGGGGCTGAAACAGCGCGCGGAACACGTTGTCCTGTGCACTAGGTTCTCTACGTTCCCCTGTCTCTTTTTCTTCAGGGG